ATATTGGTCAAACAATAAACTTTAAAAATAGATTTAGTCAATATAAAAGATTAGATTGTAAAAATCAAAAAAAGTTATATAATTCTCTTTTAAAATATGGTGTTGAAAAACATAAATTTGAAATAATTTGTGAATGCGATGTTATTGAATTAAATGATAAAGAAAGATATTATCAAGATTTATATAATTCATCTAATAAATTTGGTTTAAATATAAGGTTAACAAAATCTAATGATAGGAGTGGAGCATTTCCTGAAGAAACAAAATTAAAAATGTCTATTGCAAAAATAGGTAAAAAAAGAAGTCCTGAAGTATGTAAAGCTATAAGCGAAAAAATGAAACAAATAGCAAAAGAAAGAGATATAGATTATTATAAAAATTTTGCAAAAGCTAATATAGGTAGAAAACATACTGAAGAACATAAACAAAAGAATAGTAACGCTAAAAAAGGCAATAAATTTAGAAGTAATGCAAGTAACGGATAAAATATATATAGAGAATTGTGATAATATGCTTTTAATGGCACGTTATCCTGATAACTATTTTGATTTAGCTATTGTAGACCCGCCTTATGGGATTGATTTTAGTAATTTTAATAGAACTAATAAAGCAAGTGATGGTACAAGAGTAAAAGCAAATAAATATAAAAACTCTAATTGGGATGATTCAATTCCTAATGATGAATACTTTATTGAATTAATAAGAGTTTCTAAACAACAAATAGTTTGGGGCGGTAATTACTTCCCTATATTATGGAATAATGGCTGTAAAGGTTTTATTTTTTGGTATAAAGGCAATCCCGTTCCTAATTTTGCAGATGGGGAATTAGCTTATACATCATTTAATAAAGTAGCTAAACAATTTGATTTTAGATACTATGGAGCATTACAAGGAAAAACAAGTGCAGATGATAAAATACACCCAACACAAAAACCAAAAGAACTATACAGATGGCTATTAGATAATTATGCTCAAGAAGGAGATAAAATACTCGATACGCATTTAGGCTCAGGTTCAATAGCAATAGCTTGTCACGATTACGGATTTGAATTAACAGCTTGTGAATTAGATAAAGAGTATTACGATAAAGCAATACAAAGAATAATAAACCATACAAATCAAACTAAACTATTTTAAAATGGAAATAACAAAAAGATTATTAGAAGTGATTACAGAGAACACAGGAGTAGATGTAAACATTAAATCAAGAAAAAGAGAAGTAATAGAAATGCGTTCATTGTATTTTAATGTACTGAAAGAATTAAGACCGAACATAAGTCTGTCTTCAATCGGTGAAAGCGTAAATTTAAATCACGCTACTGTAATTCATTCTTTAAACAAATACGAAATGTATGAGAGATTTAATTCAAATTTTAAAGCATTAAAAAGAAAAATAATTTTAGAATTAATAGAAAATAAACTTTTAATAAATGAAGAAAACCCAGAGTTAATTAAAAAACTAAACTTAAAAATAATTGAATTAGAAAACGAAAATGAAAAACTAAAAGAAAATAAAGAGGTAGAATACAAAATAATAAAACAATTAACAGAATTATTAACAGACACAAAAGGAACAGATAAACATCAATTACTCAAAATCAGATTGGATGCTTTATACCAAATGAATAAAATAAAATAAATGAAAAATACAGTACAATTATTAGGATATTACGGTAATGATATAGTTCACGCTCAATCAGCTTGGACATCAACCTCAAGAGATTTAACAGATGACAAAATAAATAGAATACCAAATCTTTTAAATATGCTTGCATCAGAGGGACACCACACGCCATTTGAGAAGAGCCAATTACATTTCTTGGTAAATGTAGACCAAGCAACACATATTCATTTATTAAAACACAGAATAGGTGTATCTATTAATGGTGAATCAGCTAGATACAAAGAACTAAAAGAGGATAAATCATATTACCCTGAGGATTGGAAAGATTCAAAAGAAATGACTAATTACTGGTATTATAAATTGATTTCAGAAACAAATAAACAAAATCATTTGTATCATAAATGTTTAGAAGAATTAACACCTATACTAGGAAGGAAAAGAGCAAAAGAATCAGCTAGGTTTTTTAAAACAATGAATAGCCAAATCACAATGGATATATCATTTAATTTTAGAAGCTTTTACCACTTTCAAAACCTAAGAAACTCAGAACATTCACAACTAGAAGTAAGAGAATTATCTGAACAGATGTTAAATTTAGTTAAAAATATAGAAGGAAATCCGTTTGAATTAACATTAAAAGCGTTTGAATTATGAGAAATAAAATAGAGCAATTGATAATAAGACTAGCAAATTGGCTAAAAGAAAGTTCAAAGAATTGCCCAAGAGAAACTAAATGGTAAACAACTATAAGAAAAAGTTATTATTTTAATGTTATGAATAATCAAATTATATCAAATGGAAAATAACAGAGGAGGTAAAAGAGAAAACGCAGGTCGTAAATCTAAATCTGAAGAAGTACAATTGTTAGAAAAGTTAGGGGCTTTAGAGCCTTTAGCTTTTTTAGCATTAGAAAAAGGTTTAGAAAAAGGAGATTTTAAATTCACACAATTGTTTTATAATTACTATGCGGGTAAACCAAGAGAAACAAAAGAAATAACAGTTACAAATGAGCAGCCTATATTTAACATAGGTGATTTAGATGACATTTAAAGAACTATAATATGGAATTTGTATTGACTACTGCAATTAAAAAATTAGCACGTTTAAAGCAACGTATTAAAGTTGTAAGAGGTGGAACATCAGCAGGGAAAACATTTGGAATATTGCCTTTGTTAATTGATAAAGCTATCAAAGAACCGTTATTAGAGATTAGTGTTGTATCTGAATCTATTCCACATTTGCGTAGAGGTGCATTGAAAGACTTTCTTAAAATAATGATGGCATTGAATAGATATAAGGATGACCAATTTAATAAAAGTACTTTAAAATATACATTTGCAAATGGTTCGTACATTGAATTCTTTAGTGCTGACCAACCTGACAAGTTAAGAGGGGCAAGAAGAAACATTCTTTACGTTAATGAGTGTAATAATATAGAATTCGATGCTTATTATCAGATGGCAATTAGAACGAGCGGAGATGTATGGCTAGATTACAATCCTGCATCAACTTTCTGGGTAGATAAAGAAATATTAACTCAACCAAATGTAGATTTTATTACATTGACATATTTAGACAACGAAGCATTATCGGATACAATTGTAAAAGAGATTGAAACTGCAAAGACTAAAGCATTAACATCTACATATTGGGCAAATTGGTGGCAAGTTTATGGATTAGGACAAACAGGAAGTTTAGAAGGTGTATGTATAACTGATTGGCAAGAAATAGATTTACCTAAAGATGCTAGAATCTTATGTTATGGAATGGATTTTGGATATACAAATGACCCAACTTCATTGGTTACTATGTATAAGTACAATGATGCTTATATTTTTGACGAGGTAATTTATAAAAAGGGTTTATTGAATAGTGAAATATCTAATTTGTTAAAATCAAATGGTATTGAAGATATAATTTATGCAGATTCAGCAGAACCAAAATCAATAGCTGAGTTGAATAGTTATGGTCATAACATCTTACCTGTATCAAAAGGAAAAGATAGTATTGTATATGGGCTTAATTTAATTAATCAAAATAAAATATACGTAACATCACGAAGTAAAAATTTAATTAACGAACTACGTAACTATATTTGGCTAACAGATAAATCAGGAGTAAAAATGAATAAACCTATTGACGCATACAACCACGCAATTGATGCAATGAGATACGCTATAATGAGCCAACTAGAAAACCCAAACAAAGGAAGCTACTTTATTTACTAATGACATACGGACAAATGATTGCTGAGATACAATGCTACATTCACCACGTTATGAATGTAGAAGTAATAATTAATTTACCAAGAAATATAGGTGAAATAAAGAAAATGCAAGCTATGTTTAAAGTAGCTAACCAATACTTCAAATGTTAAAGTTTTGTTAAAACACAAATAGAACGTTATTAATAATTATATTTGTAAAAAAAGATATGAAAGCATTTAAAATTGAAGGTTGGTATAGATACAACGATGAAAAAGATTTTGAAACAATAACTATAGAATGTGATACACCTGAAGAAGCTATTAAGTCTTTTAAAGATTGGTGTTCTTTTAGTTGTTACAAAATAGATATAAAAGAAATAGTTTAATTGGTTATTAAATTTGGTTGAATTAAGACTTACAGAAATGTAGGTCTTTTTTTGTTTATTACAATTTCAACTAAATGTTATTATTATAAAAAAAACATAATGAAA